TTCGGCCTCGCATTCGCTCATTCTCAATATTATTTTTGTTTCTGTTGTCTTTTTTGATTCCATCTTATTTCTCCTATTTTCTCACCCAAAAAGCCCCAATTAAGGGGCTTGTTTATGGTTGCAGCAGATTGCTACCAGTTAGGCTGCGCCTGTGCGCTGTCAGTGGCAGGAGTTGGTGAAGATGCGTCATTGGCGGGGGTTGGTGACGGCGCAGCGCTACCAAGCGAGCTAACGGCCTCAACCCAATTGCCTGTTCGATCAGGCCCGCCATTCTCATCCTCCATAGACCAAATGCGGACGCGAATCTCCATTGGATTGTTGCAAATATATGCTAGATCCATATCGGTAGGCTCACCCGCGAGTTGCATCAGTTTACCGCCAGCATTGGCATCGATAGCTGCGAGCATACGCAGCGCCTTATCTTTTTGTGTCGGCTTGACCGAGCAAACGCGGATCTTATGGAATACTACGCGGCTTTTAAATTCACCGTCGATCACATCCCAGCGGACATTGATGTAGCGATCACCTTCATATTCTGCCCACTTTACCTCTGTAGGTACGGCTTTGAGGATCGTCCCATCAGGCATAGGCTCCATAGCGGTTGAGACTTCGTACTCAGTGGTGGTGTTTGATGCGTTTAGGTTTTCACCTTCGGAAGTTGTAAAAAATGACATTGTGATTATTCTCCTTTAGAGATATTGATGGTAGTAGTTTGAATCGAATCTTTGCGATACGGTTCGAGATTTGCGTTTGGCAGTAATTCGGAGACAAACTTTTTAAAGTCGATTGCTCCTTTGCGTGTGCCATGTTTAACAGAGACACCGAAACCGGCCTCATCGTTTTCGCCAGCGAGGGATAATAAAACATCCTTTGCATCGGCAAGCAACTGATTGATCGAGTTTGCCTCATTTTTTAGATGGCGATAATGCTCGGCAGCTTCGCGCCATTCGCTGTCCATTCTCATTTCTTTTCTCCGAGCATTGGGACGAATGGAATCAGTGGGTTCTTTCCAAAGGAAACTGGCAAATCCTCAGTAATGCCATAGCGATTCTTTGAGACATTGGCGGCGGTTGTGTAAGTTACCATCAGGCGGTTGCCGGTACTGGTTGCCTTTTTTCTCTCACCGTCACCGAAAGTATATGTTTCCAGCTTGATGAAGCCAACAAGGTCAACATTGTCGAGATATGGTGATACTGACCGCTTACCGAGGCGCAGATCATAGCGGGTATACGCATCTTGATCTGGCAGCTCAACAGTTGATGTGTCGGCGTGAGCGATAAAAACGATGTGCATCCCTTTGCGCTCATTCAATATTCCAGCCGCTTTTCTCACCCTCTGATGTAGTGCGGCCACAGCTTGCAGACCAGCGCCATATCCCCCCATAGCTTGATTTATGCTCTTTGGTTTTTTTGGATCTATTTCAACGATGTGCTGCGAAAACATAATTTCAAGCTGAGTCACGGAATCAATGACTAGCGTTTGATAATTGTGATCATCTTCAATTAGTGCGGTTAGCTGCTTCAACAGGGTATCTACCGTATCAGCAACTGGAAACGCATCAGGTCGATTAGCTTCTGGCACAGATTGAAGGCCATCCTCTGAACGGATGAAGATGGGGTTAGGGAAGGTGGCTGCGAGAACCGTCTTACCAATACCAGCATCACCTGAAATTGTGCAGATGATTGGTCGATCTTTGGGTGTTGCGATTGTGTCTAACATACTCATTTTCTTTTCCTCTTCTCAATTTGAGTGGCAAATGTACGCCCACTAGGTTATGATGTCAACACATTAAGCAAACTTATTTAATACAGGGGTGACAACGTGAGACTAATAGACAAGATCAACAAGCGGCAGAGAGATGAGCTAGAACGTTTAATAGATTGGTGTGGCGGAACAACCAACCTCGGCAAACTTCTCGGAGTTTCGCGCCAGGTAGCAGACGCATGGAAAAAGCGTGGACGCATCAGCGCAACCAGCGCTGCAGAGGCAGAGAAACAGACCGGCGGGGAGTTTACCAAAAAGACGCTTAGACCAGACGTAGCTGATTGGAGGGTTTAGGGAATGTCAATTGACACTATTTATGATTACCTCGAAGCTGGATTTAGGGTTTTTCAGCTCCATACTATAAAGGATGGGGCATGCGGTTGCGGAGATCCGCGATGCCAAGCGGTCGGCAAGCATCCACAGATCAATGGTTGGCAGACAACGCCGCGATGGACAGAGCAGCAGATCGACAACCTGATCGAGTACGACATTATCACCACCGGCTTTGGGGTTTGTATTGATGATCAGTTGGTGATCGACATTGATCCAAGGAACGGCGGCAACGAATCATTTGATAAGATGGTCGAGGCCAGCGGGATCGATTTTGTAAAAGAGTCGGATTTTGTGGTCAACACCGGGGGCGGGGGCAGGCATATTTATTTCGCTAGACCTCCCGGATCATTCATGCAGCATTTACCAGAATATCCAGGCATTGATTTTAAAACCAGCGGTTTTGTGGTTGGGGCGGGATCGCTTCACGCATCAGGGTTAACCTATGATATAGACAAGGGGAATCCGTGTGATATGAACCAAGCCCCAGCAGGATTGGTTGCCAAGTTGGAACGCGAGCCAATATCCAAAGGGTTTATTGATGGTGAGGAAATGACTGTCTCGGATGAGCAGATGGCAGACATGTTGCGCTTTATCAATCCAGACGGTGATTATGAAGAATGGGTGCAAATTGGAATGGCGCTCCACCACGCGACAAGCGGAACCGGGCTAGACCTTTGGGACGCATGGAGCAGTAAAGGGGAGAAGTACAAAGGGATCGAGAACCTTGATCGTCACTGGCAGTCATTCGGCAAGCATGGCGGCGACCCAATCACGCTGGCAACGCTGGCAAGACACGCAGAGAATGGCGGTTGGATCGCCCCGGTCACATTTGAAGGTTCGGCAGAGATACAAGAATCAACAATCGTAGCAGTACCGAAGCGGGAAAAGCTGCTTGATATGTTGCTCGCAGATGATGATGCCGAGCTGGGTATGATCGCAGCGCAACCATGGCTGATCGACGATGTGATCCCAGGGGAATCATTCGGCATCATGTATGGCCCATCAGGCACAGGCAAATCATTCGCAGCACTCGACAAGGCAATGCACATCGCCGCTGGGATGCCATGGCAGGGATTCGAGGGAACAAGCGCAAGCCAAGTTGTTTATATATCAGCAGAGGGCGGGCGCGGGCTACGGGTGAGGAAACGGGCATGGGAGCAGATCCACGGGAAGCGAGTGCCAAACATGCGGGTATTGCCAACAGGGGTGCTACTGGACAACGATAAAGACCGGGCGGACATCAAGACAGCAATCAAGGGGTTGATCGACGCTACCGGGCAACAGGTATCAATGATTGTGGTTGATACCCTTGCACGATCAATGGCAGGGGACGAAAACACGGTAAAGGATTCATCCATGTTCATCAGGGGATGTGATGAGCTAAAGGAGTTATTCGGATGCACAATCTTGGTAGTCCACCACACCGGCAAGGATGAGGAAAGGGGCGCTCGAGGATCGTCGGCATTTAAGGCGGCATCAGACTTCGAGATTTCAATCAGCGGCTCGGTAGAGAGCGTGGTCAGGATTTCATGCACCAAGTCAAAGGATGCCGCGCCATTTAAGGATGTGACGCTTAAAATGGAAATGGTTGAGCTTGACGGACTCACAGATCACAAAAACAGACCGCTCAGAACCTTAGTACCAGTGGCCGCGACATTCGGTGACATTATGAGATCGACAACAAAGCTGAAAGGCAAAGATCAATCCCTGATGGATATAGTCGATGGCATGGAAGGGGAAATCACGCAAGACGACTTGCGGAAGAACTTTTATTGCCACAGCGACAATTCAACATCATCACAGGAGGCGAAAAAGAAAGCGTTTAGCCGGTCATTAAAGCAGCTCGAATCGATGGGCTACATTCGTATTTTTGATGATAAAACGGTGCAAAAAATTGGCGAATAGAGCGGGACATTTAGGGGGACAAAACGCCCTTTTTCAAAAACACCAAATGTCCCGCTATTTTGGCCTAACGGGACATGCGGGACAAAAGCAAATGTCCCGATCACCTAGTTGTAAGTCATTGAAAAACAACGATAAAAAA